TCATTGATGCTTTGATTCAATATGTTCTTATGGATCTGGCCAGTCCTTATATCGAAGATACAAAAATGTAAATTATGATGATTCGAAAGTTAATAACTAAAATAATGAACCATCTGTCCGTAGAAGTACATCCGGATGCGGAATGGTTCTAGAATGTTAAAGGGTGCACTCTTCAAGAGAGTCATCCTTTAAATAGTCGTTGTTTTTTAAAATCATTTATCGAAAAGGTTTGCATTATTTGCAAAGGATGTTTATTTTTATTTTATTTGCCATAAATATAAAATACTATGATAAACAATGAAGCTATAACTTTGAATGACACTGTAATTGAATGTATTCGTTGGTGCATATTAGTGCCTTTATTCTTTGTCGCTCTGTCTTTTGTTATGAAAATAGTTATATTTATCATAAAAGGATGTACACTAAAAGAGATTCTATATAAATATTACAAATATAGATGGAGTGTTGCTTTTGGTTCTGGAATATTGTCAATGATCATTATCTTTTGGATATTGTTTGCCTATGTTTTTAATCAAGGTGAATTATTCAGAACAAGCATGGACACCCGGATATCAACTAAAATGGAAGATTGGGGAGGTTTTGCTACTTGCGTAACTGCAATATTTGCCTTAGTGTCCGTATTTCTTGCATTTAAAGCCTTTAGTTCACAGACTTTAGCGGCAAAAAGAGCTTCATTTGATGCTACCTTTACTCAAATATTTGCTCAGCACAGCATACTTTATAAAAAAGTCCAATGCCCGTCGCTAGTACATTGTCATTTTGCAGGATTTAGAAGATATTTTCAAATCAGAATATATTATAGTGCAGGACCAGTTACAAATCAACAAATTTGGGAAGAATACAATAGACGCTTACAAATAGGATGTGGAGAAGAATGTTCCAGCAATTTTAAAAATTATTTCAAATATATATATAAAGAGGTGACTTATATAAGGAACAACCCAGGCGGGATTTTGAATGATGCAGACCAAAGACAATATGTAGGATTGATTGAAGGGCAAATGAATAATGATGAATTATTCTGTTATCTTGTAAATCAATTAGAATATTACGAGAATCATAAGGGAAATACTGAACGCCAACAAAAGCTAATCAGATATTTCAGATATCTTAAAGATAATAATTTTTTTAGAGAAATTTGTAAGGAAAGCAGTGGTTATCAACAAGATGTAATAGATGCGCTTAAATTATTTCAACAGGAAATAGGCGAATCTCCCCTAGTGAATGATGTCTACGATTTATTGACACAAAGAAACTGGTTCCTTTCAAATTAAGATTGTTTGATGAATAATCCTGTGCCAAAACGGAAACTTGTCAGGGGTGGATGGACCGAATATCCGGGACCACCCTCCCTTTTCAAAGATTAACGGTTAGTACCATTCCGCATCCGGATGCATTTCTACGGACAGATGGTTCATTATTTTGGTGATTAATTCTCGTATCATAAGTATATTATTCCATAATGTCTGAAACCCCATACGGGTTATCCAATGCGGCAATCACACATTTTTGAGCGATATCAGCTCTTCTGTCAGTAACCGCTATGATTCTGTAATTCGTTTTGTCTTCCTTAGCCGTCCGGAATGTATTTCCTGAAAAGTTTAAGCGACTAAGTTTATAACCAATCATCTGCCATAAGGCTCCTCCTACAAGATATCTTCCGATCCCTTCTGTCATGTGCAGACAGTCCCTGCTCAAATCTGTACCATAATGCCAGTTCATAAAATTATTATCCTTACCGGCCATAAATGGAAAATCTACCGCAGCCTGATTCAAGTCAGTCATTGATTCAGCCTCTTCTATGGTTGGGACCACGGTTGTTACAGGAGTGCCCGTTTCCGGATTGGATTGAGACACAACTCCCTGTATGGTCGTGTCGGTCCTTAAAGACGTGCCTCTGGCATTTTGTACGGCTGTTCCGGAAGGGATGACGAATTTTACTTCCGGGCAATGTTGCAATACCTTTTGAGCCAAGCGACACAATTCCGTATACATACCCAGCTGCCTCTGTTTTTGATTAATGCCGAAACTCAGCCACTTGTCCTTCGAACCTTGCGATGATGAAAGCGTATGATATACGCTGTACGCCCATGTCATGTTGAAACAGATTACAGGATGCGAGAACAGGCAACATCTATCAATGATGTCAGCAAACAGATTCACATAGTTCTTGGTAATATTCCCTTTCTCGTCCTGATCCCAATAGGTTGACTCATCTGCGGATTGATATGCTCCGTTCTGGATTACCACAAAATCCCACGCTTCATCGGACAAGGCTTCTTTTACCGTACTGGTGCTATTCTCCCAGGCAATGGCATTCAAATTCCACTTATAGTAGGATATTTTGCGGTCGGATTCGTAAAATGTTATATAATCCTTAATTCCAGAAGCGCCAACATAAAGGTTGCCGATAACAATATTAAAATTATAACTATGCGCTATATCTCCAACGTAATTAATCGTGTCAACCCCAAAGGAAGAACCAATGAAAAGTATCTTAAGAGAATGATAAAAATCAGTGATTTTTACATCATTAATATGCTTATGGATAGACTCATTGACATCACTGATTTTTTCGTCAAATCCTTTAATCCGAAATCCCTTGAAATAGTAACCGGTAATCTTCTCAACTGCCTCCGAAGTGCCAAAAAATGCCATTTGCATCGCATCCTCAGTGAGTTTGTAATAAGTACCGCTGTCCTGATAGGAGATGATGGATGATGTATTAGTTGAGTTTTTGAACTTCATATTCAGTCCGAGACTGTTGGCTTTTACTTGTTTTCCAGCCTTGTCATATACAGAAATCAAGTCACCGGCTTTCAAAGTTATGTCATACAAATTTTTAGTGCGCAAATATCCTTCCATTGAATCTGCTTTCAGATTCTTACCCTCACCTGTCCAGCGTCCGGTAACCAGATCATCCTCATTAATATATATGCGTCCAACATTACCACCGTTAACCGATTCGTCAATATTAAAAATGTGTTCTATATTGTCGGTTGTTGACTGTTCCAAAGACTCCACACTTTCTGTCAGTTCACTGATTTTATCCTCGGCTCCTTTCACGTAAGCCCCCTTAATCACAAACCCGTTCAAAAACTCCACATTGGATGTTTCAACTGTCATATAAATCTCAACGGCATCAGTATTTCCAATCAGAATACCATTACCGGAATCATACCAGCTCCATTCCGCCTTGTTTTTTGCGGAACCCCTGAATTTGAATGTTATGCCATAATCATTCATTTTCACTTGTTTTCCGGAAGCTTCATACATTGTTAAAATAGCACCACTTTTAATCAAAGTACTCACCTCGGTATTACGTTTATAAGAAGAGTTATCATTATGAGTCAATGATGATCCTTCTCCCGTCCACTGGCCTGTTACCCATGAATGGATATTGAGATTGATATATCCGGTATCGCCGCCGTTTAAGGAACTTTCTAATTCGGAAATTTCCGTAGTCAGACTTTTTTGTGTATTGGGGTTGACCACAGCGTCATAGATGGTAGCCGGGAATATGGTTTGTCCACCCTTGGTCAGTTTATGCATTTTTACCATAATGTATCTTATTATTAGCCTAAGTTCCGGGGGAACTTGGAAACAGCATTGAAAATGAATCAGATAAGTTCTGTTCAAAAAATAGGGTAGAACAAAAGATATTTTTCTTAGGATTCTACCCACTTTCTACCATGTATCTATTTCTACTATATTTTTAGGTGAAAAAGTTTGAAACAGGAATGTGATTTTTTATCTTTGCAGATGTGTAAGACCAAGAGCTTGTTGCGGATTAAATTCCGTAGCAGGCTCTTTTTTTATTGTCATATCGTGGCAATGGATTTCGGGGCTTTGGCAGCGATGATGCAAACGGATAGGGATATCTTTGAGGTGTGTATTTTTATAATTCAGATAAACAATAGACGAAATGGAATTAAACGACTGGTTGGCTATAATCGGGGCTTTCGGAGGATTGGAGGCTGTCCGCTGGGGTGTCACGTTCTGGGTGAACCGCAAGACTAACGCACGGAAAGAGGATGCGTCCGCCGATTCGATGGAGGATGAGAACGAGCGTAAGCAGGTTGACTGGCTGGAAGAACGCATCGCCCAGCGTGACGCCAAGATTGATGCGTTATACGTTGAGCTTCGTAATGAACAGTCTGATAAGCTGGCATGGATTCATAAGTGCCACGAGCTGGAACTGCAATTGAAAGATGCCGAGCATAACCGTTGTGACAGGCCTGACAGCGAATGCGGTCGTCGTATTCCACCACGCAGGACTACATTAATTAAAGATAAGGAGGAAAAGAAAAATGGCTGATGTGAATAAACTTGCACCGTTTATCCTGAAGTGGGAAGGCGGTTTTGTAAATGACCCGGACGATTTAGGAGGGGCTACCAATATGGGTGTGACCATTGGAACTTATGAAGCGTATTGCAGAAAGAAAGGCTATCCCAAGCCTACGGTTGAAAGATTGAAAAACATCACGAAAGAGGAATGGACGGAGATTTTGAAAACCATGTATTGGGACAGGTGGAAAGCTGACGAAATTAAATCCCAATCCATAGCTGATATCCTTGTCGATTGGATCTGGGCAAGCGGAGTGCACGGTATCAAAATACCGCAGGATTTGCTTGGCGTGATTCCTGACGGCATTGTCGGGCCTAAGACACTTGTCGCAGTCAATTCCCGTAATCCTCGTGAACTGTTTGATCAGATCAAGATTGCACGGTTTGATTTCATCGAGGATATATGCCGGAAGCGCCCTGCAAATAACAAGTTCAAACGGGGCTGGATGAACCGTATAAATGATATCTCTTATGTTGGCTAAGGTTATGAACTGGGTAAGCCAGCACATATTGCTGGCTCCCTTTATGTGCCTGTTTCTTCTATTGTCATGTGGCAGTTCACATAAGGTTGCCAAATCCGACACAGAAGTAATCAGGAAGGACAGCACGAGTGAATCGGTCAATATCGTACATGGGTCTACTACTTCTTTAAGAGAGCTGATAACCACTAATGGCAGCTATGTGATTGATTTCCGTATCTATGATACCCGAAAACCGCCCGACAGCCTGACCGGGAAACCTCCGTTATTGGCTGACGGGCATGTAGAAGGTGATTTCAGCAAGAATAAAAAGAAGGAAACTGCAACCAAAGACAGTACGGAGGTGAAAGCTGACAAGGAAACCACTTCCGATATCCATGAGAAAACCAAGACTGAAGGGG